AAGATCCATCTGATGAAACTGCACTATCTGCATAAATTTCAATCTTGTTGTTTACTACCGCGGCAGTTACACCTGCGATAGAAGCTGAGTTAATTGCATTTGCTAATGTAGTTGCTGTTGTTCCACCGTTAGTAACTGTTGTACCGTTAATAACAATACTATGTCCTATTGTTAATAATGGGCTAGTAACTGTACCTTGTACAGTAGGCCAGCTGTTGTGCCAATCGTCAGATCCAACTAGTACCCAAGCATTTGATCTATTTTTATAGTATACAGGATTAGCGGCATTAGTTGCTACTACTGCATAATCTCCAATTGCACCAATTGATGCTTTTGGTATTCCACCGTCTAAATCATCGGTTGATGTTATAACTGTTGGAGTTTCATTATTAAATGAACTAGTAGTTGAGGTCCATTCGTGTATTCCCCATTGTGTCTCTGTTGCATCTAACCAATATGAATTGTTATCACTAGCACCCAATGGTCTAGTTAAGCTTGCCGCTAATTGATTAGTGTCAACATTTACACGTTGAACGTATGCTCTATTACTAATACCTAAAACTGAGTATGCCGCTAGCAAACCATATTCATTTAGTTCATAAGCGTTAATTGGTGTACCACTTGATGTATTATAAAAAGTTGGATTACCATATGTTGATACTAGTTCTCTTTGGCTAGTAATTAAATTAATTTTGTTAGCATTGGCTAATGTTGTGCCTGATGCTATTGCTGTTGATGTACCGCTTGTTTTATCTTGTGCAGTTGCAATTAAGATATACGGAACTGAATTCGTTGGTGCAGGTACGTATTGACTTTGATCAACTATACTAACCTCTACTCCTGGGGATACTAATGCCATTTTATTGTCCTCTAATTAATAGTAACTAAGTTACCTTTTCCTTCGTTACGAATATTTATTACAATTTGCATTAAATGGTGGTTTTAAAAAGCCTTTATAAAGGTCTGTATATTATAAATAATAGCATGAAACGTCCTATTTGTAGTGCCTGTAACTATAACCCTTGTGCAATTAACTATAAACGCAATGAAAAGACCTATTTTCGTAGTAGATGTTTAAGTTGTATTAATAGAGGGAGAAAGAAAAAACCTCCCACACCTAGATGGTTAAGCAAAGGGTATAATAAAAAAAGAACTTGTGATGTGTGCAGTTTTCAATGTAAACACGGTAGCCAAATTAAAGTTCATCACATAGATGGTAATTTAAATAATGCTGAATTACTTAATTTAAGATCAGTTTGTTTAAATTGCAGTGCCATTCTTCAGAAGCAGGATTCTTCTTGGAAACCTGGAGATATTAGTCCTGATGTATAATATAGTTAGATAGTAAAGATTCTATTTGTTCATACAAATCATCCATAGAACTATTATTATCTAATGTATGATCAAACTTAGTACCAATCCAATCATACTCACTTCGATGTATACCTGAGTCTTCTAAACTGCCGCCAGCCATGGCAATTTGATACCAGTCTGGTTTTTCAAATCTAGTAACTTCAACACAAACTGCACCTAAGTTTCTTAACATGGCTACTTCATTTTTAAATCTAACATCTGAAATAACAATGTTATCATCTGTTTTTCTAAGTTTATTTTCTAAGCTGGCTATCCACATATCATCGTGAAAATTACTTCTGATAACATCAGTACCAACATATTGTAGGATCCAACGAGGAGTAAGCTCAGGCATATCTAAACGTTTAGCCCACCATTCATCTACTTGTTCTCTCCACTCTCTACTTGACTTTGAGCGTCCTTCTAACATTTCTCTATCCCAACCAAACACAGCACTTATGCCGTCTTTAAGATTACCAGCAAAACTTTCTCTTCTAAAGCCATAATTGTTTACAAGATAGTCTGCCACAGTATCTTTGCCGTTTCCTGCTACTCCGCTGAGTGCTATTATCATTTTAGTTTGTTTATCCCTAACTGTTTAATACAATCTTGCAACATTGTAATTTGTCGTTTACAATCATCTAGTGCATGATGGCTAGCTGATTTAGGTTGAGGTAAATCTGGCCAAAGAGCATAAACAGTTCTGGCATCACGCACATGATAAAACTTCCAGGGTAAAGGGATACCATGTTCTTTGAAAGCATGTTCTAATATGTTCATATCAAAACAAATGCCATTTGCCCATATACGATCACTTTGCCATATCAGTTTACCAAGTTCTTCTAAACAGTCATGTAAATCTCTTCTCCCTACTTCTTCAAACACTTCTCGCTGTGCTTCAGGTCCTTGTGTTGCCCACCATTCAATAGTAGTATCATCTGTTTTACGATTAGGCTGACTTTCTGGAGTAACTCTGGCATAGAAGTGGCGGTCAGGCCATCCTGTAGATAAAGGATCAAATACCTGTGCCGCTATTGTCATAACCATAGCGTCAGGTCCAGTGGCGAGTGTTTCTATGTCAATCATTAAGTCCATAATGCGTATTATAGCATTATCAAATTAAATGGTCAACCTATTTACTTTTTGGATTTTTTGGATTTAATTCTTGATATAAATTTAGTTTTAGCAAAAGGCTTACTTGGTTTACGTTTCTGAGCTTTTTTAGGGCCGCCTCGTCTTTTAAATTTATTTAGAGCCTGCATAATCTTTGAGGCTACATTTACTTTTTTAGTTTTTTTTGATCTACGTGCTTGTGCTATTTTTGTTCTAGCACGAGTTTTTTTCATTTGTGCTCTTTTAGCTACGTCAATACTTGCTCCACACTGTGCTGGACTTGACACAATTCTCCCTGCTCGTGATCCAGTTTCGCATCGCCATTTCATTTTAACTTTAGCTTTACCTGAGGCGCCGCCTTTGCCTACACGGGCAAAAACCATACCTTCAGTTAAAATTTCGTTAATTTTCATTAACCAATTACCCAACTTAACGGTTCTGAGTGATCAACAAATGTTTGTAAATCAACAATTAGTTTGTCCATTTCTGCTTGTGCTTCAGCTTTTAATGTTGATCCATTCAATGGAGTACCACCCTGCGGACCTGCTATAGTAGCAAACTTCTCTCTGGCTTCACCAATGATCATTTTACCGCCAGCATATGTATAATCTCTAATCCATTGTTTTATTGCTAAATCTTGTAGTAAAATAACTTCTGGTTTAAGATTATATGTCCATAATAATACTTGTTCACCTGAAGCTTTAGGATCACGCATCAGTGTTAATTGTTTAGTTACTGGAGCAAAGTTGTAGTTCATAAAGCCGCCAAACATACGCATGGCTTGTTCAACGTATTGTGTATACATATCAAATGTAGCTAATCCGCCAGCATTTGAATAATTTAGCAGGTAAACATTTAATGTAGCTGAAGAGAAAGGATCAAAACTTGATGAATATGGTCCTGTTGAATCTCCCATTGTACGTCTAAAGATCTGTCTGACTGAATGTACTTCTTGAGGTAGTATGTAAGTATTTTGATTCTCAACTAAACTCAGCAACGAATATGATTCTTCATACGCATTTTGTGCTCTTGTTCTATATGTGTTAACTGCTCTATCATATGCAGTTTCGTAATGAACTGGGTCAAGTTCAAGATCAACTATGCCTTCGCCTAAACGATTTGCAACATAGTCAAATACTTCTTGTTTTAATATAGTTAAATCTGCCATTGGTTTCTCCGTTACAACTATTTATCGGAGAATAATGATTAGGTCGCTTTAATAATAATTAAGTTTTCGTTGAATCGACCATTTACTGCTGTAGATGTTGTTTTTAATTTATCAAACAGTTTACGACTATCTGGCTTGCCCGACATCCTAAGTTCTTTAAGAACTTCTTGTGGCTTACGCAACGTCTTTTGTGCTGACTTGTTAGTATCAAATCCTAAAATACTTGTACCTTTAACAGTAAACATTTTAGCATACTCATCAGCAACGTAGTATTGTAGTTTACGATTTTTAGTATTGTAAACCCACATCTCACTTGACTTAAGAATTTTAGTAGGTTCTACAGTTTCTAATTTAAACTCTTCAAACTTTCTTAGCAGTTTTAATTTTCTTACCTGCTTCTCTGGTGGTACCGGTTTTTTCTTTCTAACGCCAGTCTTAGCCTTCTTACTTTGATGATATGCGTCTAATTCTGCTATAATCGCCGCACAGTACTTGATCATATTCTTTTGCTGGGTCTTGGTATAACAACTATATCCTTCGCTTAAATCAGCGTCTACGTTAGCGACAGAGTCCTCGAGTTCTCTTTTCTGTTTTGTCCATTCGTCTTTAATAATATTAACATGCTGAGCAAGTATGTTTCTTTCAGCTAAAAACTGTTGTATTTGTGGCTTTTCATTTGATTTAATATCACCCGATAAGTATTCGTCCCATAGACCATCAATGTTGCCTGCGGCTAAATGTGCTCGCTCTATCATAATTTCTTGTATGTTAGGTTTATTTGCTTTAGGTTTTAGTTCTTGTTCAGCATCGTCTTTAGCTAAACTATTTGCATTATTATGTATAGCTTCTTTTGCTTTTACACTGATATATTCTATTTCTTCAGCAGTTAGCTCTAATCCTGTTTGTTGCATTCTAATTAACCAACCTATAGTTGTTGGTGTCCAACTGTCTTTGATAGCATTAAACTTTTTACTTTGTTCTTTGTCATTTTCTGTAAGCCATTCTACTATCCATTTTTTAGCTTGTTTTTTGTCGCAGACATATCCATACCAGTTGTATGCGGCCATCATGTTTAGTCGACGTTCTTCAGACTTTGGCTGAGTAGTAAATTTTGGTTCATCGCCTTTAGCTTT